AGCCGCTACCTTAGTACCTGGTGCTAATCCTGTGATAGCTACCTGGCACGTGCCGGTGTCGCCTTGTGCAACTGGCTTGCCATTCTTATAGGCCACCAATGATTGATTACTTCTGTCTGCCATGTTGGCACCTCCTAATTAGCATTAACGGTTGCCCCGTCTTTGTTCGGCGTAGCTGAGACACCGGACGGGGAATCTATTTTCCCAACTGGCCACCATCCCCGGAAATGATTCCGTTTTGACCAGTGCCATCATCGTTGTTAGTTCCATTCGTTCCAGGTACCGGTACACCATTCATCGAAAGTGTGAACGAGAATGTTTGGCGGGCATTAGCATTACCACCGAACGGAACGATAGATGTCAACGTGCAGTTCGCGGTAATTGTATTTCCACCTTGATCAGTCCAGCGAACTAACGTACGTAAGGCATCGCCCATTGCCATGAAGCGAGCTGCAATATAATCTTGTGCTGGATCACCAACGACGCGTTGGCCAGTAATGGCAAATGTAACTCGTTTTCCAGTTTCGTCTGTTTCACCCCAGCCTTTACCGTTCCAAAAATTTTGTGTTTCAGATGTCGCATTAGCAGCAGGTGTCATTGACAAGATTCCTTGCGAAATGTTTGCCCATTTAGCATTTTTAACATCGTCGCCTTCGGCCGTTGGATCTTGGCCACCGTTTAGATCAATTTCTAGTTTGTTGACCCAGTTTTCTGGTCGTTTTAAAGTCTTTTCAGGCATTTTAAATTCCTCCTATTTTTTATGCGTAATGATTTGCACAAAAAAATTGAGCATGTAATCTGTGTAACCTTGCTCGTCCTGTTCGGACATGGAAGGCAATCCAGTCTGCTCAATTTCTTCAAAAATATAACTTTCGTCAGCACTAGGGATGTCATCGGCCATCTCTAGAAAGTTGCTGATTTCCCACATGAATTTGTCCGCTTTTTCAGCGTCTTTTGTGCGCATTGCAACAGTGTAATTCATGCGCTTAGTTTTGTTTCCTGACCAATCCTCGTCGATGGTTGAAGAACCAGGATCAGGCACTAATCCTATGCACTCACCTGGCTTTAGATAACCAGCGATTACTGGATATGGCAGGTCACACTGGTCGTTGATTGTTTCGACCAATCTCACAATTAAGTCCATTAGAGCTTGCTCCCTTCGACGAAGGCTTTTTCGATGTTGCCCATCTTTTGGCTATCACCTTTTACACGCAAATCCCAGCGTCGACTAGTGCCAGGCGTGGTGTAGTGCTTGACCTTATGGCCGTTAATTACGCCGTAGAACTGCGCCTTAGCATAAGGTGCGTGGTAAACGACTGAATGACCACTCACGTTTAACGTGGCGCTTTGCCGTAATGCATTAGTTCGTTTTGGCACGAATTGTTGCATCTCGGTCATGGCCTGATTGACTGCCAACTTCTCGCCGTTGTTGAAGCGATCGGGGATTTTGTTGAATTCCCCAAGATTCAAATCAACGTTAAAAGCCATCACAACACCTCCAACTCATACGAATAGACGCCATTACTGTAGGGAAGCCGATTGTCGACGATGTTAGTAACGGTGTACTCAATATCCTCGAAAATCAGCTTGTAATTGTTGACCGCATCATGTTTGAGTACTGGCAATGGTGTTGTAATCCCGGCGTAAAAAAAGACTATGGCGTTGGCCACAATCTGTCGGTCGTTATTGGTACCGGAGTAGATTGTCTGTGGTTGCACCACACAATTCCGGATGATTACCTTCTCGTATTCAGGTTTGCCCCACACGTCTGTTTCTCCCGTAGGGACCTCAAGCGTAACGGTCTGCTGCGCCATCTTTTTTGGTATCTTCGGTATCATCGGCAATCCACCCCCCGATATATCAATCCGGTATTGACCAACATACTAATAGCCGATCTAACCACGCCGCTATTGCCATACGTCACTGCGTCAATCCCTGAACCGTCCGATTGGATGGTAGTCCGTCCAATAGAGACGCTCTTCACATCGTTATCAGCACGGGCAACCGGCGAGTTGAGCCCTGATTCAAATTCGAATTCGCATTGCATAGTAATAGCCTTCTCGTATTGCATTGCACGATAAACCAAGAATGCATCATCCGAATTTAAATCGTCTTTCAGTGAATGAAAGTATGGATCGTAGAAATTCCGAGTCACTTGCTGTAACAGCAACTCTGAATCGGTAATTACTGAATTAAACTCATCTTGACTTAGCTTGGTAAAACCAAGCTCTTGGTATGTTTGGTAATCCAATTAATCACCTTCTAGTTAGCTTTAATAAGTGCCCCATCGTTTCCTGGGGTTGCTGTCACCCCTAATGGGGCGTCTATTTTGACGCGTCGCCAGCGGTTGCTGACATGTAGATACCAGCTTTAGCATTGTCTAGGACAATAGCATCAAAGTAACTTAGCCCTTTGATTGTGTAACGGTTACCGTTACGGTCACTGTCGGGTGTAATTACTGAAACGTTGTCATACTTTACAATTGGCGCCACGGTTGTGAGTGGGGTCAAAATAAAGTTAATGTTATCGGTTAAACCTAGGCCAGCTAAACGGTCTTTTGAAACACGTAAGATTGGCACACTGCCATCTAATTGGGCAACAGTCCGGTTGATACCGTTGATGCCCATTTGATTGGTCGTAAATGTCCGACTAACTCCACTGGCATTCTTAAGCTTTTGGTAGTAGTCTGCCGATGCAAACATTACGAATCCACCAGGAACCTCCGTGTCGAACATGTACTTTTCAGCTTCATCGTAAGCGGCTAACGCGTTCTTTTCGTCAATCGTGTCGCCAACTGTCTTACCTGCATTGTCATGTAGAGCTTGGATAGCTACCTTGTCACGACGTGGGACGGTGATTAAGCGTTGGTGCTCTTCAACCACGTTGTTGACTTGGTAAGCACCATTTTCTGACATGTCTAATTCGTCCATGTCGTAGGCGAACCAATCTTCGTGAGTCAACTTCACGGTTTCCTTTTCAACGTTAATCTTTGAGCGTGCGTTGTCTTCGTTTCGCTTGTACTCTGAAGGTTGAACGAAGCCACTCATCTTATTAATGCGTACTTCTCTGGCTCCTACAAAGTCGGCAGCGGTAATTCCACTTGCTCCCCCTTGTAGAACGTTCCATACTTGACTATCGGCTTGGAATTGCTTGTCAATTTCAGCCATGTCTCTTGAATCTAATACTACTGGCATAATTTATTCCTCCTATTTTTCTGTTAATCTACTAGCAATTTTTGAAACTAGTGAATCACCCGATTCACCACCGCTCGGATTACCTTGCTGAAACACGTTTATACGTTTGCCGTCTGGCTTAGATTCGTCAGATTCGAATAAGAACCCCTTGTCTTTCTTGACGGCTTCAATTTGCTCTTTAAGCCCGGCCACACTGCCATCTTCGTTAAGCTTTAATGTGTCGCGATTGATGAACGGCATAACTGCCTTTGCGTCGCGTGCCTTGGCTCCGGACAATGCTAGATTGATAGCACTGTTCACCTTCGTCTGTTGCAACTGGGATTCCAGATTCTTTTTGGTATCTTCATTGGCTTTCTGGAGGTCGGCAATTTGTTGCTTAAGTTCTTCGTTGTCGCCGGCACTCTTCTTAAGGTCTTTGAGTTGACCATCCCGGTCTTCCAGCTGTCCCTGTAGCGACGTGATTTGGTCGTTGGCAGTGTTAAGCTTGGCTTCCACCTTTTCAATGTCCTTGCCGTTTTCAGCAAGCACTTGGTCAACGATGTCATCCGCCAATCCGAGTTTTTCCTTCAAAAATTTTCTTTCCATGTCTGCACGATCCTTTCGTTTTTGATGTCGCAGTCACGACTGCGTGTGATATTGTGCATAAAAAATAAGCAGTTTAACGACGTACTCGGGTCGATGTATTTAGTTATATGTTTTTTCCCGCGAGTAATCGCGGTATAAGAAATCGTTATCCTTAACTAGCTGGCGAATCCTACCACGATGGGTAGCCAGCATGTTCTTGTAGTGATTAATCTTCTCTTCGTCATGCAACCGTTTGGCCACTTCCAACATCTTTTTATCCCTCCGAACATTGCGCTCAAGTGCCCGCTGTTGCTGTCGAATTTGACCGTTTTTAATGGCTTTGTCCGGGTCGTACGGCTTAAATGAATTAGTGCTCACACCCTTGACGTATGGATACAACGAATGGTGACAATTAACGCCCTGCGTTCCGGCTGGCGTACCATAGCCGTGGTCATAAATCGTATCGTATTCGCTGTCAAAGTTAGGGTCATCCCTTGGCACTCGATTCAGGATGTGACCTTGAATTGGTGCGCAGGCTGGCCGGGATGCAGCGTGACTGTCCATGGTAACCAGCGTTACCCCGAATTCATTCATTGAATTCATCCTTGTTTCGTTAAACGTCCGGTGCACAGTGGTATTGATTACTGACCTCACATAGCTATCTAGCGCCCAACGACGCCCTGCTGAATCAACTAGATTAGTTTCTAATCCAGAATCAGCTAATTTATAAATGGCATCGTTAATGGCTCTCTCGTGCGTTTTAAGACCGCTTATTGTCTCGACAGTTGATTGATTGACCACTTTCCTAAACGCCCGCACAGCCGCGTTATTGGCTTGATTATTGCCACCTAGCGTCTCATTAGTGACGTTGTTAATGTCCTTGTACGTTTGATTTAGCAAATTGCTTAGGATGTTGCTGTTATCTGGCATCACTTTGGGATGCACGTCCGTAAGATGTTCCAGCTGGCGGTTAATCTCATTGTTAATCGTCCGGCCATCGTCCAAGACTAGCGATCGAATCTGTGATTCAGCTTTGCCGGTAACGTCCGACAGCAATTCAATCGTCTGATTGCTTAGCAAACCAGCCTTTTTTAATTGCTCGGCCTGCCACAGTAGCACGTTGCTTGAATCAACCTTGTCTGCTTTAGATACACCGATTAGATTGATAATCCTGAATATAATCTGTTGCTGTAACTCGCTGTAAAGGTCAACAATCGAATCTGCCTTATTAGACATGTTCTTTTCAGTAATCAATCACCATCACCACCGCCAAGTTCCGTAGTCTGTTGGCCACCAATCGTGTCAGCGTCTGGCTGTTCGGCTTGAATCCTAGCTAGTTCCTCTCTGGCATCGTCCTCGGACAATCCATAATTGCGTTGTAAGAATGTAGTCTTCGACAGTACACCAGCCACCACGTTTTTCAAGTCCTCTTCCATCTGCTTATCCTTGTCGACTGTGACCCCATCGTCGTATTTAATATGAATTCCAATATCATTCAGATCGAAATCGTTCGGTAATGTAAATGGCGATTCTCCATTAGGGAACAGTTTAGATGCCATAGACAGCTCTAGGATTGAGACGCATAGTTGCTCAATGGCGGCCGTTACATTGGTCAAGATGCTAGACCGCGTCTGATAAGTCATGCTGTTCTCGCTAACCACTGCTGTGGCCGTCTGCATCCCATTGTGTGGGTTATAACTAAACGTTCCGGGGGCCATGCCGATGTTGGCTTCAAATTCTCGTAGCCAGGCGTTCATGGAATCAGTAAACTGTTGCACCCGAATGTCGTTGGTCATGTCTTGGATTGAGATGTCATCCCCAATCATTTTCACGTACACGTCCGTATCCGTGTCGAACATTGGTCGGTGGGTATGCTTATCGAACTTCATCAGCTCTTCCGGCACCGCAATCTTGCGCTTACCATTCCGAATCTCCCACATAAACGAATCATGAGTTAAATTCAGATTGTCGAGAGCAGTCTTGCTATTATCTACAATGCCGATGCCTAACGGGCTCTCTAACGAGATGTTGTTAGCACCAGGCATGCGAAAATAGCTAAACAATGGCTTAATCATCCCTTCCGCGTCAAAGATGGCTTGTGGCTCCATGTCTGGGTACAAGGTTGCAAGTGGCACCTGATTACCGACAATGTCTGCCGTCTCCGAACGATAGAGTTCGTTGGTCACCACGTACTTGTTGTCCTTCCATTCGTGGAATTCCAGCAACGTGTAATAGACGTTACGGTCATGCTCACTAACCACCGTCCGACTTGAGATTGCCGCTTCGCTAATTGAGTTAGTGTTCGATTGTAGCGGGAAGAACTGGTCAGCTCGTACCCACGCAATCTTGATGGTGCCGTCTGTCCCAACATAAGGACGCATAGCAAAGCCACCAGCGACGACACCCTTTTCAAGATTCATTTCAAACTGGTTTTTGAAATCATTGGCACTAAGCACATCGTTCAGGTATTTTCCAACTTCGTCGTTATCAAAGCTAATCTCGCATTGTTCGTTGAACACAATCGAAGCGATTCGTTGTGCTGCTCGTTTAGTTAGATTTACCGAATTAAACGGCCGATAGCGTCTAACGTTTTCAGCATCGATGTAACTAACTTTGTCGTACCGATTAGCATAGTATTTGAAATCCTTGACAATCCGGTCGTATTCCGCGGCGCTCATACTAATTCGTGAATCATCAACGATCCGCGATAATGAGTTCGTTGCTCCCACTACTGCCGCCCCCTTCCATAACATGTTTTTAATTTTTTGGACAATGCCCATTAGTGCATCACCTACCATTTCAAATCGAGGTCTCTTAAGTTATCTAATACGAAGTACTGAAACTGGTCACACGTATGGTCGTCCACCTTAATGACCTTTGGATCATCGGTGTTAACCGTTTTTTCATCCCATTGATATTTCTGATGCTGTTTAATAAAGATTTCATTTTCTGGTATATCGAGATAATAAAAACGCCCAGTTGCAAGTAGATGCTGGACGTTGTCAATCATTTGTGTTTTATCCACCTTTTTAACGTGGTGGTAACGCTCGTTATATCGCTTAATCATTTCATGATCTAACGCAAAATCAGATGTCGCACTATCGGCGGACTTCTTCCACGGCTCCATCCCCCAACGTTCAATCCATTCGCGTTCGACCTTGTGGAGGTCTTCGGCGAAGTCACTTGGTGCTTTCTTATTGACCTTGCCAACAGGCGAATAGTAGTACGTATTAAGCAGGATTACCTTGCCTGTGTTCGTCAATCCATAGCAACTTTCAGTTGTGGCTGATGTCTGCTGACCACTATCTTGTGAGAAATAAATGTTCATCAAGTATTCATCTTCTGGAAACGCATCAAGGGGATGGAATAGGTTCATGTTATAGATATTTGTCCCAAGCCCCACCGCTTCACCTAAGTACAGATAGCGGTAGTAATCGTAATCAGATTCCTTGATATTGTTGATTTCAATCAACATTTGGTCGTTGACGAATCCCAACTCGTCATCTAGATAGCTAGATTTGTCTACTAGCCATCCCTTTTTACCACGTTGCTTTTCCGTCCACTCATTAATCCATTCATACGGGTTTCGTGGTGGATTCCAGCTCCAGAAGAACTTAACTTGCTTGGCTTTCGGATGCTTCTGCCGGATGAACGTTGAATTAGTCTGGTCGAATTCTTCGGCGTCTTTAAATTCAGCCGCTTCTTCGTACCACACCGCAATCACGTTGTTAATGTCATTGGATTTCAATTTTTGGAAATCATCTTGGCCATAGAAATGGAATGCGCATCCTGTTCGCTTATGCACGATTTTGTAGGGATGAGACTTCGCATTAAACTGACTAATTATCCCAAATTTGCGCAACGCCCACTGAATTTTTTGAAACACTGAATCGGCAATCGTGTTGGCCACCTTGCGGATAACAACAACGTTGGCCACATCATCATTAATAATGTAGGACGTCATCATCATTACCAGCTTGAGGGAAATAGTAGACGACTTAAACGAGTTACGTCCACCACACATCAAGATGTAAGGACAATCCGTCTGCCAGATGCGTTTAAAGTGCGGTTGCACCTCTTTCTGGATATTAATCGTCGGTGTCATCATCATCACTCCACTCATCTACAATTACAATGTTGCCGTCACTGCCATTAGAGTTGACCTCGTTAGCCTTCGACTGTGCAATGTCCGCTTCGGCCTTAGCCCGCTTGCCTTCATCACTAATGTGCAACAAGTTAGTAATGCGATCGAGCGAGTTCAGCATGGCGTCTGAGTTAGCCTTTCGTAATCCATCCATAATGATGTCAGCTTTGGCAGCGTCATGTACGAATGTCAACTCTCCAACCACTGTGTCCAACGACCATTTATGCTTAGCCGCTACTTCTCGCTGAATGTTAACAATTCTTGCATCAATTTTAGGATTGCTTCTTAGCCGTGAAGCTTTAACTCTAACTGCATTGGTATCAACAGCTACTTGATACGCAATCATATAAGCCCGATATAACGGCAATCTTTTAGCACCTACTAATTGACAGAACAGTTCTTGCTTGGCATTTAGTTCATCATCCGCACCTTCATTTTTGTGTGCACCCTTTTCTGATTTTGTGTGCACCCTTTTTTCAGGTGGGGATGCACCCTTTTTGGATCCACGTTGCCAACCATAACGGTTCTTCCACGATTTAACGGTATTAATCGAAACATCGTACTTTTCAGCAATGTCCTTGTACTTCATTCCTGATAAGTAATCTTTCTCTGCTTGTTCTTGTTTACTCATCACATATCACCACGCCTCCTTTTGAGTACTAAAAAAGCCATGCCTATTCACATGACTTTCAACGTTATTTATTCGCCTTTTTTCGCTCTTTCCCATTCTTTTTTAAAATAAACAGATGAATCTTTTACTCCAGTATTAATTAAATTAGAAATGTATTTATCTACGACTGTATAATATGAACTTTTCAGTCCAAAAGATTGACTCTGCCCGTATTCATAATACGCTCCTATGTAGTTAAGTTCTCCAAAGATTAGTTTGACGTATTTTAATAACGGTTCATTGCTCTCGTTGTCTGGAACATTTAATAATATTTCGTAATATATTCGTCTTGTTTTGGCCATTAATTCGGTCATCTGATTGTTTAATTTCTCTTTTTCTTCTGGCCTTTTTTCTGTAGCAAATTTAGAATACACATAAACATATTCACTAAACACTAGGTAATATTCACTCAGGATCCGTTTAATATCAGCCATCCACGTTATCCTACTTTTTGAAATCAAATCCGCCCTGAACTTTCTACGGTTATCCCAAGCATTAATTGCTAAAGTAATTATTGCGATAATTGCTGTAAAACCTGTCCATGCAAATTTTTCATTGCTATCTTGAAATAAATATTGGTATAAGTATGTGTCTTTATAAGATATCCATCTGATTACTAAATAACCTATAAAAATTGTTACTAATGTTGCAATAGTAACAATGAATAAATGTTTCCACAGCCATTTCAAAATTTTCATTAAATACACTCCTAAACGTTCTATCATGTTGATTATACCAAATTAAATTTTTATTTTTGTCACTGCCTCCAATCAATTCGGATTTTATCGTGGCATTCTTTATGCACAATAAAAGGACGGTCCGCTTTAGGATCGTCCTTCTTGTGATTTTGTTTAAATTGCTTGTCAAGATCACTAAATATTCTTATCTCAGTTGGACTAATATAGCCCCATTTCGTCATTTTCATATAATCACCCTATAAGGCAATGAGGAATCGAACCTCATCACGCTTTCCACACGTCAAACCATCTACCTTGCCTTAGCTTTCAACTCGGAGCATTTGCGATTTAATATCGCAACGTAGATGGCAGGATCCGAACCTGCGACTTCCTGATTAACAGTCAGGTGCTCTACCAACTGAGCTACACCTACAATTTGCCGAAGAGTTGGTATCGTTTTGTATTTTTGGCAAATATATAATCAAAGGAGAACAAATGAACTTATTAATGGTACCCCCAACTCTTCGACAATATCATTTTAACGCCGTTTTTCTCCAAAAAAGTCCTAAAAAAGTCCGATAAAAGTTTGTTAAAAGTCCTAAAAAAGTCCACCAAAAGTCCGATTTTTTGTCCTCACTCATATTCGTGCAAGTCTATCTCCCCAAAAGTTTGATATTCGTAAGCGTCTGCAAAGGCATTAAGTGCGTATCTCTTATAGTCAAGGTATCTAGAACGCGTCATATGTAGCCTACCTGAACACCATTTTACTGTGCGGTTTTCAATCACATCATAAGTGATGATATCTTGTGACCACATGTCTAACGATTTAATCGCATTAACAACTTTTTCATATTCGACTTGGTTTTCAATATATTCCGTTATCTTGTTTTCTGCGTTATTACCTGCTGCTTGTGACTTGGGCATCCCATCAATGATTACCGCTCGAATGCCGGTCGGATTGTTGCCGGCACGTCTGCAGATACCTGGG